TTGCCAAGTTAGAATAATTTCGTATCTTAGCTCCCTTATGAGCGACAAAACTAAATTTACAAGAACCTACGAAACGGACGAGACCATTGCTGTTTGGACTTATGATTTGGATAAGTTCAAGAACGGCCCGATTTCTGTTGACATCAAATACAAATACGACCCTGACAGGAAACTTTCCAACAGGGAAAAATACTCAAAGAAAAAATGAAAGTAATCTTTTTAGACCACGATGGAGTTATCTGTTTATCTGATAACTGGGGGTCACGATTTAAGAAACAAAAAAAGGCTAGACGAAAGTTAAGTCAATCAGTAATGACAATGCCTCTTGATGCTCGTTTTGATAACTTTGATAAGAAAGCAATCAAGGTATTGAATGAAATCTTGGAACAGACTGGCGCTGAAATTGTTGTCTCTTCTGACTGGAAAGTTTGGTGTTCAGTTGAAGAGATGGGTGATTACTATGAGAAACAAGGTATCATCAAACGACCAATTGATTTTACAACCAATACGATTGATGGGGAAAAAGTTACCTGGCACCGAAATTGGGATTTGGAAGGAACAAGAAGTGTACAAATCCAAGAATGGTTAAAGGAACATCCCGAAGTTACACATTGGGTGGCGATTGATGATTTGGAGATGGGAAAGACTGGACTACGTTACTCAATGGAATATGAACACGAATGGGGACTTGATAACTTTGTCTTAACACCTTTGAACAATGAGGGTATCAAACAACTTGGGGTTAAAGAAAAGGTATTATCCTTTTTGGAAGGGTAATATTTATTTAATATGAAATACCTAATATCAGAGGAACAAAATAAATTTTTGAAGGAAGAGTTGGATAAACCAAATTTTAAAAATTTGATTAAGAAATTGTTTGAGAAACAAGTTAGTAAAGGTGAACAACCACATATTAATGATATGATTATGGATTTCTTTGAAGTTGATGTGTGGGAAAGAGACTTTAATATCCTGATTGAATTGTTAAGGGATTTCTTGGGTAGGGAACAATCGGTTAAATTGACTGAAGAACTATTACAGAAAACCTTTAAAACAGACCGATATAACTTTTCAGGTGGATACAGTTTTGATTTCAGAGCTAAAATAATAGACCAAGAAGATGAAGAATATTTTAAAGTAGATGTTTATATTTTACCGGGTAGTGAGGTGGATTTAATAATGACAGGTGACGGAGTTCGTGATTTAAAACAAGCTCTTAACGACCAATCTATTGGATTTGAAATTGAAAGTGAAGTGAAAGAAATTATTGATGAAATTTTTACAGAAGAAATTACCTATAAGACTGGTGTTGTTGTGGATTTAGAAACACTTATTATTCAGGAGTAAGGTAACATATAATTAGTATTCACATGCCAACCCATCCAGTTAAAATCAACAAAAGATTTGTTGTTTGTTATATCCTCAGTTAGACATCCCCATATTAGCTCATCAATATGGTGGTCAAACTTATCGTGAAGTATGTCAAGTATTTCATCTTCATCAAATCCATAGTAAACTTCACCATCTAATGTTATTTCCATAGATTTAACTAATAAATTAACGTCTATGACAATCATTTCGGCATCAACTTCAATATAAAAGTCTTTAGAAAAACGACCTTCAAGAGTTATTTTTTTACGTTCATATTGGGAATCTAATTTAAATGGTTTTCCCACAAGACAACTATTAATTTCATTTAAACTTTTTTGTGGGATATATAAATTATCGCAATCTAAATAATATAAAAATTGTGGAGCGATGTTAACCTCAGGAAAAAATTTTCTTAACGAATGTATTTCTTCATCAATGTAACCTGAGAGAGCTTCATGGGTGTATGGTAAGTTTTTAGGGTTTTCTATTGTATAGACAGGTACTTTTTTGTAATGAAATGATTTTTTTTCTTCACCTGTTAAATGCAATGTTATACCATCTGCGTTAATTACAGAAAACATTTTAACAACAGTGTCCATTAATCTTTTTAGTTGTAATTCACTAGTGTTCATATTATGTAAATAGTAATAATTTTATTTAAAATTTGAAACTAAAATGAAAAAAAACTTGACATAAGAAGAAATTTATAGTACTTTTGTAAAACAATTGATATTTAATTAGAAACAATGAAACAGAACTCAACACATAACGTAAGTAATCTCCCGACAAACGTGGGCCAATCGTGGTTTACGATTAAGGGGCAGGATTGCCGTAAGTTCAGGGTTCTTAATAAGATGTAATCGTATCATCAAATATATAAGGAAACCCTGGACTACAAAAAAGTTCAGGGTTTTTTTTTTGGGATAAAAGCACATAAGGATGTGCGGCTGCTAGACGGCAGAGGGCTTGGGTTCGAATCCCAGATATTCCACAGTGGTTCTTTGACGTATTGGGAAAATGGTGATGTAGCTCAGAGGGAGAGCATCTGATTGTTAATCAGAGGGTCGGGATTTCGAAATTCCCCATCACCGCAAAAATAATGACTTCGTAGCTCAGCTGGTTTAGAGCACCTCACTTTTAATGAGGGAGTCGTGGGTTCGAGTCCCACCGGGGTCACTTTTTTAATTAGGTGGTAAAACATACGTTCAGGTGAACTTTACTAATTTTTCTGATATTTATTAATAAATGAATTATGAAATTATCAGGAGTAACAAAAGAACAAATGTTTGAAGTATTATCTTCATCAAAATCAATGAGAGAAGTTATTCTTTCATTTGGATTACAACCTAATGGTTCCGGGGGATATCGGAACATTAAACGAAAAATAATGGAACTTGGGTTAGAAATCCCAAAGTATAATTACTTTGGTGAGGGTTCTAAAAAAAGAAGACATAATGATGAAAATGTTTTTTGTGAGAATTCTCAGTTTCCAAGACAACATCTTAAAAAAAGAATTATTAATAATAAAATAATTGATTATATATGCGAAAAATGTAATAATAGTGGGCAATGGGAGGGAAATGATTTATCATTACATTTAGACCATAAGAATGGTATAAATGACGATAATAGAATTGAAAATCTGAGATTTCTTTGTCCTAATTGTCATTCACAAACCCCGACATATGCGGGTAAATCAAGGAAAAAATAAACACACGTCTGTAGCTCAGGGGCAGAGCACTTCTCTCCAAAAGAAGGTGTCGGGATTTCGAAATTCTCCAGACGTGCAACAAGCCTCCATAGCTCAGCAGGTCAGAGCGACTGATTTGTAATCAGTAGGTCGTTGGTTCGATTCCGACTGGAGGCTCTAACATTCTCACGTAGCTCAGTTGGTTTAGAGTTTTTGACTGATATTCAAAAGGTCGTTGGTTCGATTCCAACCGTGAGAACTTAAAAACGAGTAGTTGGGGAGTCCGGTTACCCCGCTTGCTTTGGGAGCAAGAGAACTCGCAGGTTCGAATCCTGCCTACTCGACTATGATGGGGGTGCATGTACCAAGGCTTGGCGAGAAACACTTGCAATGTTTCTGAGGTCGTTTCGATTACGACCATCTCCACAACTTAGCCCCTTAGCTCAGTGGTTTAGAGCGATTGTCTTACAAACAATAGGTCGTGTGTTCGATTCACACAGGGGCTACATTAATCCGGTATAAATCAGTATTATTTTTACCGGAACAACAAAAAAGTTTGTATATTAGCAAACGAAATATGGAGCGGTTACCAACGTGGTCAAGGTGAACGACTGAAAATCGTTTTATGAGAGTTCGATTCTCTCCCGCTCCACGAGGTCCTGAATTGACAGGACAACCCCCACCTCCGATATGGCAGTCGGTCCGTTAATCCGACGAAGATGGGGTTTTTAAAAAGTGTCTCGGTACGCTCTGACGAAAGTCAACGACGAGGTCTCGGTGGACAGAAGGCCTCTGATTCCACCCAAACTGCGGGTGTCGTATAACGGCTTATTATGACTGGCTTCCAACCAGTAGACGGGGTTTCGATTACCCCCACCCGCTCCATATACGGTCACGGCGCATAACGGCTGTTGCGCTACCCTGTCACGGTAGTAAGTAGGTAAACGAAAAAGTGGGTTCGACTCCCATCGTGACCGCAGGAAAAAAGAATATCACGGGTTCGATTTTAATGAAACCCGTGATATTTATAATAAAAGGAATGATATGAACAAGTGTTTGAATTGTGGAAAACCAGTGAAAAATAAATACTGCAATGTTTCTTGTCAAAATACTCATACTTGGACTGGAAAAAAACGGAAAAAAGAAAGTATTGAGAGACAAAAAGAATCTAATAAAAATCTATGGAAAGAATTTGATGTTGAATGTTCGGTTTGTGGTAAGGAGTTTAAAATAAAAGAATTTAATGTTGAGTCCCCCAAAAAAGAAAAATACTATTGTGGTAGGTCTTGTGCAAATAAAAGAGTTTGGGATAGTCAACATAAAGAAAAATTAAGTAATATTTGTAAGAACTCTGATAAGGTAATTAGTGCTAATCGTGAAATTGGTAAAAAGAAAAAAGAAAAATCAATTAAAATTAAAAAAGGTGATTGTCTTTATTGTGGTGAGGCGTTGTATAAATCAAAAAAATATCATTCGGAATGTTGGTTGAAATGTTCAGGGGGTATTAAAGAAGGTACAAGTCGAGGTAAATCAGGATGGTATAAGGGATATTGGTGTGATAGTAGTTATGAGTTGGCTTGGATTATCTATCAGATAGATAACGGACAAAAATTTGAAAGGAATAAAGAAGGGTTTGACTACACACACTCAAACAAAACTCGTAAATTTTATCCTGATTTTATATTACCTGATAAAACTTATGTTGAAATTAAAAATTATAAGTCAGAATTAACTGATGATAAAATAAAACACTTCCCACATAAAATTGAGGTGATTTATAAAGAAGAAATGAAAGAAAAATATTTACCATACGTTACTTCAAAGTACGGTAAAAATTTTATATCATTATATCATAAAGAGGAGTAACTTGCGTAGGTGCCTCAGGGGACTGCAGCCCCACTACGCTCCATATTGTCCTGTAGTGAAATGGCATCACACAACATTTTGGATGTTGTATTTCTGGTTCGAGTCCAGACGGGATAACTATTTTTTGTTTTATTAATAAACTTACCTTATCTTTGTATTATGAAAAAAGAATTTGTTACATACGAAATTGCTTCGGAACTCAAGAAACTTGGATTTGATGAACCTTGTTTTGGCAGATATGACGGAAGAGGTAAAAACAAAGGTAAAATTTGGTATGAAATGCCAAATTCAGGACAAGATACTATTCCTGTTGGTGATGTATTAGCACCACTATACCAACAGGTATTCAGATGGTTTGAAGAGAAGTATTCATACTTTGTGGATGTTAAAACTGACACCACACCAAATGAGATTTTGGGATTTGATTATTATATCAAGAGTTGGAAGTTTGGACCAAAATATTTTAATTTCTTCAAAGAAAAGGAAGAAGGTAACATTAAGGTTATCAAGATAATGATTGAGATGGTGAAGAAAGAGAAACAAAAGGAAGCTCTTATTGAGTTGATGGATAATGATAAAGATTTAGATAAATAATATGACACAGAAACAACAAGACGCAATTGATAACATAATGGACTACTTCAAGTTTGAACAAGTCCGAAAAGTAATGGAAGTGTTGAATTGGGAGTGGGCGGCTTCTGACGAAGGTATTCCAACGGTTCCTGAATTGAGACAAGAAGCAAGACGATTATTAAAGATGGCGTTTAAAGAAAAAACAGATGTATCAACAGGTGGGTTCCACGTAAGATATGAATCGGACGCTGATGGTGGAGAGTTTATTCAATTAATCTTCGCGGTTGAAGAATGGTACGAAGATGTGGAAAAAGATTTGGTTGAATAAGAAAAACATGGCATCAGGTATTGTAATTGGAATCTTCATAGGATGGTTAATATGGGGAAGAGAAGAATAAAAAAAGATTTGGTGGAATAAGAAAGTTGTTATATCTTTGTTGAAGTTCATTAAGAGATAAATAAAATAATTAGTATATGCAACATTCGGTAAAAGAAATTGCCAAAAGATACTCAGAATTGTCTGACCTCAGAAAAGATAAAAAAAGATTTGTTGAATCTAATTTTATCCAATTTGCAAAGGACAATCAACGTAAGTATACCCTTACTGAAAATGGGGATGACTTGATGGTTAGCACTTGGCATTCAAATGACTTGATTGAAGATTACCGAAAAACGTTGTAAAAAAATAGTCAGGTGGACGTAATGAGGGAGGGACCCAAATCCGTAAGGTTGTCTAATCCGTCAAGAACGGTATCCGGTTCGAGTCCGGCCCTGACTACTAATATGGGTACACTTATGGAAGGTGGAAACAAAACTTGTTAAACAAGAAGTGGGGTTACCGTATGTCTGATGGCCCCGTCAGATGGTTTGGGTTCGAGTCCCAGTGTATCCACAAAAAAATAAAAAAAGATTTGGTGGAATGAAAAACTTACCATATCTTTGTTGAAGTTCTTTGAGAGATTAAAAACATAGTCAGGTGGTGTAAGGGTAGACAAACACACGGTAAGGTACTAGAGACTAATTGAGTAACAGGTTCGAATCCTGTCCTGACTACGCACCTACAATTGGGTAGGAAGTTGGCCGCCAACCAACAAGGGAAAAGGCTGACACCTCGGAAAGACGAGGAACACAGTCAGGTGGCGGAATGGTAGACGCTAGGGACGTTGTCCTCAAGAGCTCATAATTTGCTTGAGACGTTACAGGTTCGAATCCTGTCCTGACTACACATAAACCCTTCGGGGTTATTCCGAGATCCGGTCTTATATTAGCGATATGGAAAAAAGGATAATCATAACAGGATGCGAGATGGTGGAGGACAACTGGGGTCGCACCACATTCATGGACAAGGAGAAAGACATTCTGGAACAGCTCATCTACCCACTAGACTGGACGGACGATGTGACATTCATAGACTCGGACGGCAACAGGCACCTCATAGACGACCTCGACGGCAAGGAGGTGGAGGTAAAGGGTTTGGTCTATCAGATAGACGTGGCAAACGAAAAGGTAACTGATATAACACTACAGCAATGAAACTAGCAATCCTTATCATCATACTAGGCGGCTTATTCGGCTTCTTCAAGGAGCACGAGGAGGAGGTGGAATTCGAATACGAAGCTCCAGTTAAGAAGAAGAGATTAAAGGCTTTGCCAGAGCACAAGGAAATGCTGGCCCTGCCACCCAAGAGACCTCTGGAACTGCCACCCCACGCGGACTTATAAAACCAGCTGTTTCGCTGAGGTGCTTTACGATATATAGAGAAAACGATAAAATGAAACACATTAAAGTATTTGAATACTTCGGGACAGGAATGGAACCTAACGAGAAGACCCTAGTGGAGATCTCACTAAAGGGTGAAAACCCAGACGTTGAATATGGATGCGTTGCAAATGGCGTGGGTAACACACCTAGAGAGGCTGCTATGTTTGCTCTTCAAGTTGCCTGTGATTGGCTGCTGAATGGAGACGATAGCGTGACAGTAGACGACCTAGATGGGTTTGAGAACTCACCAGTAATGGACTACTTCGAGGACGAGAAGGAGCTAGAGGAAGCTCTACAGACGCTAGAGATGGGAAAGGTTAAAAAAGACTTCAGAGGTTACTCACTCTTCGCATCACATGGTGACGAGATCTATACGGAGTCTTATGCTGAGGCTATCCCAGACTCAGCAGCACCAATCGGAGGATCTATATTAAGTTCTTACTCCGAGGAACTATAGTCCTGCCTGAATTCTTTTTTAAAGAATTCTCGAGACACTCTCGGGGATTTTTTGTATATTAGCGATATATAAAAAAAAACAATAAAATGAAACACGTAAAACTATTTGAATCCTTTATGGATGAAGACAAATTTATCTGGATGGGATTTTCGAATGCAACTGACGGATATTGTGCGGGCGTTGTTACTAAGGATGAGGCAGATGAACTAGTATCCAATTTTGGAGGTGAGTGTGTTCCTCTGGGTAGAAACATTTATGCCTACATAGACATTACAGAAGCTTCGATGAGGCCAGAAACGGCAAATTTGAACACAGACGGTTTAAGCTTTATCTCCTCCGATTGTGAGGATAACTATTGGGATGAACCAGATTATGAAAAAGTTGTCATAGAGCTTCCAGAAGATGGCATCATCGTCACAAGTCCAGATCAGAATGGATGGAATGCAGTTAAAGTTTCTGTTCCTGAGTTTATCGAGAGCATGTAATGCTTTTTAAAAATATCAAACAAAGCCTCGAGACACTCTCGGGGCTTTTTTGTACATTAGCGATACATAAAGGAAAAACAATGGAATGAGACACATATCTAAATACGAAGACCTTCTGAACGAAGATAAAGGTAGAGATACATTAGCTGAATTGAAAGAAATGGCATTGGGTCAACTTGAGAGAATAGCTGATTATGCAAACATGATTAAAGAGAGAATGGAGAAGGGCGAAGAATTAGAGTCCTGGATGTATTCTCAGTTAACTACTTCTTTAGACAATTTAAATGCTGTCCACGATGCAATGGATGGCAATGACGGGAAAGTAGAATAAATCACAATCCGGGTTACAGGAGGGATAGCCCCTTACCACCCAGGGCGGGCGCCTACGTGCGTATACGAAGGGGAGGATCCGGATCCATAATCCAACCAGCAGGGACCTAACGGGTTCTCCCCTTATATTAGCAGCATAACCACCACACTATGTACACACTAGACTGCACCTACTACACCAAGTCCTTTGCCACCATTGATGCACTCATCAGTGACATCATGATCTCAGGCATGGATCCCAACTACCCCATCCTGTTCAATGGAGATCCCATAGGTGACAAGGCCATTGACCTCATTCAGTTCTGAACCCAATGAATGTTGGACCGAGCTGAACCCCGGAAGCAGAAGCTCTAGGAACCATCGGGTTCACTACGAGGAACTGGCTTATGTTTGCACCATGATCAACAAGCTCATCACTCGCTTTGTCTACCTCACCTCCCTGAAGGTGGTTGCCTTGACACTCTCCCTCCTGTTGGGAGTACCCTTCCTCCTGCTCACCCCAAAGGACCTGCACCTGACGCTTAGAGTTTTCTACTCCCTGGCATCTGGGCTCATGCTGTCTCTCCCACTCCTGGCCATCCTCTACAACATGAGGCAGGACAACAAGTTCTGGAGACTGCTGAAGGAGACCAGACACCTACTGTATGAAGCCCAGAACCTCTCGGACGTCAACTGGATCCGCAATGGACACTTCGTTGACCTACAGAAGCTGCTAGGTGAAGCCGGTACCAGAGAGACCAACCTCATGCAAGTGGCAGAGCTACACCGACTGCATCTGGACATAGACTGGAGGAACAGGGAGCTCATGGGGTACTACGAGCCGGAGAAGTAACGGGAGTTCCGCGGCACCAGGTTCTATATTTGCCACATAACCAATTAAGACACTATGAACCCATTCAATCAACTTTGCGTTTGGCCAGCAACTCTACTAGAAGAGAACCAGATTCAGGACTTCATCAACTTCTTCCAAGAGGACATGGGAGTGAGAGTGGAGTACAAGACCACCCTGCTCACCAATCCAGACCTAGATGCCAAGGGCAACCCTGAGCCTGACACAGGAGGTCGTCACGACGTGTTCTTCTACATCCACGATGAGGACGTCATGAAGTTCGCAGTACCAAGACTCTCGCTGGGAATCCGCTGGTGGGAAGACGTGATTAAGTACAACGATAACTCCCATCTGTACCCCCTGGAGTTCATCGAGGCCAATCCTCCCAAGTGGTAGAATACCTTCTGGTAGAACCCTCGGGGTTGTCTCGGGGGTTCACTCTATATTTGCATCATAACAGCTAAGAGCATGGAAAAAGAATTTATATCTTACGAGTTGGCTTTAGAGTTAAAGCAACTTGGATTTGATGAACCCTGTTTAGCAGTATTTAATGACTCTAAACAATTTAGAATTAATTCGGAGTCAAGAAATTGGAATGATAATTTAGTAAATGGTGATACTATATCATCTCCAACCTACTCACAAGCATTTAGATGGTTTAGGGAGAAGTTTGGTATGTGCATAGTGATTAAACCCATTGATGACAAGAACCTTGAGCTAGGTTACAACCTGTTGAAGAACGGTTTAATGATGGGTTCTCATCCCACCTACGAAGAGGCTGAATTAGCTTGCTTACAAAAGCTGATAGAAATTTTACAAAATCTGATAGTAATTGTTAAGTCTCGCTAGTGAATAACCTTCGGGGTTCTCCCGGCTCCACACTCTATATTTGCTCTACAACCAATCAATAGAGCAAATGGAACTAGCAATCACCCTCACCGCACAGGAGCAAGCCCTCTACAGCGCACACCTCGACTTCTTCCGCTTTGTGCACAAGCTACCAAAGGCAAAGGCAGAGGCTAGAGCAAAGGAGGAGATCCTGTCCAAGAGACCCAAGAGGAGATGGGGCTTTCCGGCCTAACCATCGGGATTCCCCCGGCCACACACCTTATATTTGTCTCATAATACTATAGCATATGATCAGAAGAATCAAGAGATTGAGAAGGGAGTTCTCCCGCATGACTAAAGCAGAG